ACACTACCTGTGTCTGAGATGTAGTTACCTGTAAGCTCCCAACTACCAAACTTTGAAAGTCCAGTAATTGCTTCATCACATCTTTGGATAACACCTTGAGTAATAACTTCAGAGCTTACGCTTTCCACATCTTCAATATCTTCAAACCATATCCAATCAGGTCTATAGGCATCTTGAATATGTCCTCTCTGCTTTTGTCCTACTGTTCCTGCTGTAACCTTCACACCACAACTCATAGTGAAGCTCATCATAGTTTCCTCCACCTTCTTTTCTCCTTGGCTCTCAAACATATTCCCATATAAAGGCATTAACTCAACGAGCAAGTTAAAGATGTCTGTTACGATTTGCTTTGAGTTTGTTAAATCACGACACAATACTTTAAAATACTTTCTATAGTGGTCTTCATCATTCAATAAAAAATAAACACGCACTAGCTTATTTAGTGTTGTCTTTGAACTTCCTCTAAAACCAAGGTCAATAGTATTTGAACCACGATAAGACTTGATTGATCTTAGCAACATACCATCGTGGAAGGGTGCTGACTTCTCTGTAAAGTATCTAGGGAATTGAGAGCGTGCAAAAAGCTTAAACTTCTTTAGTATCTTATTATTGGATGAATCTTCATTAAAAGAAAACAACGCCCTCTTTTGTTCAGGCGTGCCTTCTAAGATTATATGTTTTATGTACTCCTTTGCTTCCATTAGAGAACTTCATCAACAGCATCTTCTATTACTTTCTTTTGTTCAGAGTCAACTGTGATGTTTAAGTCTGCTTTAATATCTGCTGTTTGATGAGGATTACCTTCTGCCATCTTCCAAGCAAACCCAGGTATCTTTTCTTCCATCTTCTCTATATACTCTTTCTTCTCCTCATCTGTCTTAAGCATATAATACTCACGAGCAAACTCCTTTAAAGTCTTACCCTTAGGTCTACCTTCAGGATTACCAGACACACCTGGCATAAAACCCTTACCAGTTGCACCGCCTAGGTTGTTCTTTGGTTGTTTATCAACCTCTTTTTCTATATCTTCACTCATGTTCTTTTAATAACTCAGGGTTCTCATATTGGTTTCCAATTATTTCGAAAGTCCACAGACTCTCATCATCCCAAATCTCTTCTATCAGCCCACCTTCCTTAACTGCAATAGCCTTGTCCCCTCCTCCCTCTTCTTTATCATGCATAATGCCAACTCCAAAGCTCATAGTTTTAGTAATCAACGCAGTCCCCTCATAATTAATCAATGGCTCATCAATATTGTGAATATCGTGGAATGAAAACCTTACAATATCATCAAAGTATATCTCCTTCTCATTCTTATCCATAAGTCCTGTCCACTCTAACAACTCAACACTTACATCATTTAATTTATCACCACTATCCCCTATAGCTCTTACTCCACCATCTAATCCAATCCAAAAGATATTTCCATCTTCTGCATAAATCATCTTCTGTGTTTGTTTATCCCAAATTCTAAACTTTGTTTGTCTCATATCTTTAATAATACCAATAACTTCCTTTTTATCAACCCCTTTATACTATGTGCATAACCCCACTTGATGGGACTTGACAGGATACGAACGCTGGTATATACTGTATATAGAAGATAAGTTACTAACTGCCCAAGAAGTAGCCGAGATAGAGAAAGAGTTAGCATAACCCCCTTTGTACCTCCCTCTTTGTATCATACACTACAGAGAGGGAGACCAAAGTGGATTATAATTTAACGAAGAGAGGTGTACGCTCCTTTACAATTAAACATGAGTACAAGAGCAAATATAGTAGTAACCAATGACTCAAACGAAGAGCTTTGGTTCTATAGACACAGTGATGGTTACCCAGAGGGAACTATGCCATTACTTAAGAAGTTTCTAGGTTATATTAAGGAAGGAAAGATTAGAGATAACATAGAACAGGCAAGTGGATGGCTAATAGCACTCGGACACAAAGAATACAATGTCAGTATCGAGAGCTTGAATGAGGAGGATTCCTTTCGTAATTGGAAGGTAGGCTCTATTGAGCCATCAGTAGGACAACATGAAGATATTGAATACCTCTACACTATTGACTTGAGCAAAAAGACAATAGAGGTAAAATCAATATAAGACTGCGATAACGAACACTAGAGTAACCCCCTTTGCACCTTGTTCCTATGCGTACACCATAGGAGCAAGACCAAAGAGGATTATTTTTTAAAAACATCTATGAAAAAGAAACTCACAAATCTCTCCAAATATGCTTCTATGCTTGGCAAACGTTCGGCTAAGGTTAGAAAAGAACTTGGACACGATTCTGAATACTATCGTCAACTTGTCTTAAAGAGGTGGGCTAAAAAGAAAGAAACTTAGTATTTGTTCGTTTGTCATATAAAGAATGTAGCTATGATTTCATGGTTATCTTTAATGCTATTCTACTTTTTTACTATTACAAGCACACTCTTTAGGATTTTCACTTGTAATTATACCATTCACTGTACTAAACACAGAAGCAAACTCACAAGCATTCACTAATGCTGTTTTAAGTACAATCATAGGGTCTACCACCCACTTTGGTACTGTCCAATCCTCTGGTGCTGATGTAACAATAGTATCGTGGACAACAAGTAAAGGTCTCTTTAGTATGTCTCCTTCTTCTAATGTATCTGAAATATCTTTAAAGGCAATACCAGCTCCCTTGACAACTCCACCTTTTAGGGCATGGCGTACAGCATTTACAGCATCATCACACTTATCCTTTAAACGCTTTCTGTTTGTTAGAGATACAGACCCAACTTTAAGAATAGCAAAGCCATTAGTTAGTTGAGCTACTCTGCTTTCTAAGAGTCTCTTCTCAAACTCTGATTGTGATCCTACTATCTTCTTTTTTATATCTTCTGCTCTCTTCCAAATACGTTCTGTAGCTTCTAGCGTTTCATCTCCTGTAACGACACCATCGAATTGACGTGCTACAAACCTTCTACTAAATCCAACATCTCCAATAGTAATGTCTTCAAATCGTGCCTCCTCAACATCAATATATCTCCCACCAATTACAGACTCTATATCTTTCATTACCTCTTTTTGGTCAACATATGGTGCATTAACAGGGAATATAGGGAAGCCTGAATTTAGTCCTTCCATGCAAACCTTGATTGCTTCTGATGTAAATGCACGAGCTATCAGAACAAGACCCAATTTCTTTTGAGCAATGAGGGGATTAAATACTGTCTCCTTTAATGCTTGAAGCTCAGTAATATCAATGGTGTAGTTGGTCATTAGGACAGGCATATCATTTAACTCCAAGCTTTGCTTTTCAGCGTTGGTAACAATGCCAGATGTGCTAAAGCCATTATCCAATCGTATTCCTTTTACTTTCTCAATGGAGCTTGTGGTTTCATTTACTTCTTCAGCTATAATAACTCCCTCATCTCCTAGCTCCCATTGCATTTCTCCTAAGAGCTTTGCAATCTCCTTGTTCTCCACAGCCACAAGAGCAACTTTGACTAACACTTCTGCTGTGGCTATAGGCTTTGCTGATGCCTCTAATAAGGACACAACATTGTCTTTTGACTTCTCTATCGTTTGTAGAATCTCTGAGGGAGTAAGCTTTGCCTTGATAATCTTATCATTAGGCAAATATCGTACAGCTTCTTTAACTATTGCTTCTGTTAGCACCCAAGCAGTAGAGGTTGCATCTCCTACCATATCATTGGTCTTAGACGATGCTTCCAATGCTACTAAAGCTCCACGCCTCTCAAACTCATCTTTGATAGTAGGGCATAACTCAACAGAGATAAGGTAGCCATCATTCGTAATCTTATTTCCCTTTTCACTTAGAAAATTAAGACCAAACGGACCGAGAGTAGAACGAACAGCACTAGCGACATAGGACATTCCATCAATAGCTTTTGTCCTAGCCTCTAATCCTGTAATTGATACCTTCTGCATACTTAATCAGCAAACATCCAGTCAACAATCTTGTTTGAGGACATTTTAATATCTCCCAAGGAAACTATACTAATAGGAATAAAGTCTATCTCTACCTCTACCCCTACAAGTTCAATTAGTCTTTCTCCAAACTCTTTGAGCTTTTCTGGGTCTTTTACTGAAAACTCTTTTGTTTTAGGGTCTTCCTCCCCAAGTTCTTTTATGAACTCGTTTCTTTTCTCGTTATATATATCAATCTCTGGTTGTATCTTCCGTATTAAACGCTTGATACTATATGATACTTTTACTGGAAAATCCACCTCACCTAATGCTCTAATATTATCAATGTTATCTATGATATCTGATATTTTTATTTTCATTTGTTTTTTTTATTGATTTAATTTAGTGAACACGAGAGACTCTTTATTACCATATTTTATCCCATTTTATTGTTAGTGTCAAGATTACTTATTAACTCTTTTTCCTCCCTAAACATATACCTTGGCACTACACCTAGCTTTGTTCC